TTGTATCTGTACCTATTTCAAAACCTCCTGCTTTAACTTTTGAAGCTCTATTATTATATATTTCTTTAACCTTGTCTATATTCTCAAGAACTAAACTAATGTTGTTTCTTTCATACCTTATTCTAAACTGCTCTGTTTCATACTCTTGTTTTGCGGCTATGTCTGCAGGTGAACCCGGAATTTCTTTAGCTCCTATAATGTTTCCGTCCTTATCTTTGACTGCCATAAAGTCTGTAGATAGATTAACATCCTCACCTGTTGAGAATTTATCTGTTACATAAGGATTTCCATCTGGGTCGCTCATAACTTCATATTCATTAGTATCTGGATTTAACTGCATCCTTATAGTTTGTGACGGATTATTAGGATTACCTACTTCAATAGTTGGTTTTTTAGTAAACCTAGCACCAGTTGCTGCTGTCTGTGTTTTTGCATCTGCTACCTGTTGATTTACTCTGTTGTCTGCTAAAGTGTCTGATAGTGTTCTAGCTCTCTCAGCAAATTTCTGTGAAAAATTAGGATAACCTGCTTGTATAAAATCTTGTGATAGAGAGAATAAAACTTTAGGGTCATTCTGGTCAGCAGTAGAGTATCTAGATAAGATATTCTGTACATCTTCTTGTTTCTTTTGATTTCTAGTTTTCATACCTGCCATTCCTGCCAAGCCTTCTATAAGCATACCACTACCTAGACCTGCAGCATAAGCTCCTGCTTCACCTTTTCCTAGTTTAGCTACTGCCATAGCTCTATCTCTCATAGATTGGTTCTCTGCTGAAGCTAAGTCTCCTGCACTAAATAAACCTGTTATTCCTGTTGCCATAATTATATCCTGTTTATAATCTACTAAAAATTCTACTGTCTAACATACCGGGAATTCTTTCTTCATAAAACTTAGCATAACTGTCGTCTACTACATAAGTATTTTCGCCCGTAGGTCTCCCGTAGGTCCTAGGGCTTACAGCTTTCCCGCGTAACTGCCCCCCATAGCACTGTAAGCGTCAGACTGTGTACTTGGAGCTAACATACCGCCACCGCCTTTTTTATCAAACATACTATAAAAATCATCAAGGTCATATTCTCCTACCTGCTCCATAAGACCTGCTGTTTGAGACTGTTTAAGTTTTGTGTAGGCATCTGCTGCTTCTCTAACTCCTTGTGTGTTAGCTCTTACATCAACACCTGCACCTATTGTTTGACCTAATTCTGCTTGTGGTCTTAGCATACCCGCAGTCGCACGGGCATCAGCACCAAATCCAAGTGCTTCGGCTCTAAGCATATTTCTGTAGTCCATACCAGTTCCTATAGCAGCCATTTGACCTCTCATTCTATCTCTACCGATAGCATCTTCAATAGCCATTTGGTCGTAGTATCCTTGTGTTCCAGTCCTACCTTGTGCTATTGCAGCTTCTTGTCCTTGAAGCCTCTGTTGATTAAAAGCATCAGCATTAAACTCTTCAAACATTTTAAATTGTTCTTGTGCAAGTTTATTAGGGTCTCCCATCATATTCTGCAACTCTTGATTTGCCATAGAAGACGAGCCTAAGAATCCTTGCATCATAGCCTGATACTCAGGATTTAAGGTTTGAATCATTTCTTTAGTTTCAGAGTCAAACTCTACGTTACCTGCAGGACCTCTACTACTCCAAGGTAGTGACCTTTCGTATGCTAGTTCCCTTTGCTGTTCAGCATACTCACGCCTAGCTTTTGCGTCTTTCCTTGCTTGGTATTGACCAAAAAGACCAACTCCTGCCTTTGCTAAAAATGCTCCTATTGCCATTCTATTCTCCTATCCTTGTAATCATATTAAACTCCGTTATCTCTTTGTAATGAAACACTTGTACCACCATTATGTGATGTGTTTGCACCTGTTACTGAATGTCCTTCATACAAATAATTACTTGTTGAATCATTGCCTGTAAAAGTACCATCACTTGTAACCATACGATATCCTTTTCGTAATACATAAGTCCAAGTTGTATCAGTTCCCGGACCTTGCGTATAACCTTGACTTACAAAAGCAGCAGTATGACTGCTTTGTATAGTAGAAACAGCGTTTTCTAAGTTATTTGAATCAGGTGCTAAACTAAAACTAAACATTACAGTATTAGAAGAAAAGTCACTAACACCAAATACTTGTGTACCATTAAAATTAACTACCCCAGTTGCAGTAGGTGAACTTACAGTCGTACCGTTGAATACTATCGTATGAGTATTCCAATTTAAAGTAGTACCATCAAAAACTATAGGCATTATGATGTCGCAATGGTTAGTGTTGTTCCAGATAACGAGTAACGAGGCTTTTACTAAACCTAGTGTGCTAGATGATGCAGCAGGTGTATTGGCTTGTACAAAAGCTGTTGTAGCTATCTGTGTTGTATCTGTTGAAGTAGCTGCTGTTGGTGCAGTTGGTGTACCAGTTAATGCTGGACTTGCCTTCTTAGCAAAAGAAGCATCTACAAAAGCAGTTGTAGCTACTTGAGTTGTGTTTGTGCTTGCTGATGCTGTAGTAGCACTAAAGGCTTCTGAAGCATCACCATTAACATCTGCTTTAGTATTTACTGCTGTTTCTACTGCTGAAAATTCAGTGTGAAAATCAGCTCCGGATATTACTTTTGCTGCGTCTGAGTCTGCTAAAGCATCCTTACCCGACCAAGCAACAACTTTTGAATAGTCTGCCATTATCTTATTTTCCCTTGTTTATGTAAAAGTGTTAAGTCTTGTAAAGACGCATCATAGCCATTACTCTGAATGTCTATAGATATTTTTATATTTTTTGCTGAGCCTGTAAGAGGTGTTCTGTATTCTTGTAGTCCGTATACAGGTGCGTAAGTAGAAGTTGAAGCACCATATAAAGATGTGCTTGCACCCCACAGCGTTGTTGTTCCTGTAGTTGTAGGATTTAAAGTTATAGATGTAGTTTTAGACGCAGTAGCACTAAAGTCTTTGTACCACTTTAATCCTAGGTTAGCACCTGAACCACCTTCCATAACCATAAACAATCTTTTTAATAAAGACGCACCTACAGACTCTCCTAAGTTTACCCACACTGTTTCAAAACCTCCAGTATAAGAGGCATAGCTATATGTAGAACCGTTTGCTGCTAAGTCTGAATCATAATAACCTTCGTATGTGGCAATGCTTCCATCTTTTTGTCCTACTAACATACCATAAGTATCTGTGTAAGCTAGACTAGCGGGTTCTCTATCACTATCAAATGTCCAAGTAGTTATTCTAGGAGCACCGTTAGGTGTTAAATGTTTAAAGTCAAAGACATAAGTAATGTTACTAGCAGTAAAAGTCATTACATATATTCCTTCATTCTCTATATATGCAGACTTAACTTTTGTACTCTGACCAATGTTTCTAATTAATGTATCTTTAACATTTAAGGATAAATCAGTTAGAGGTACTTTGTCTTTTTCTGTTGTACGAGCTAGTGACCTAAGACCAGTAGAAGATAAGAATACTAAATCATCTCCAATGTGTTGTACTGAATCTCTTGATACACAACCTACTCCCCGTATAACCTCATTAAGTTTCATACTTCCTACAACATCAGGACTCTGATAAATTACTATGTTGTTTCTGCCAAATACTGCAAGCTGTCCATAAAAAGGAGCAATAGCTATTATGTCATCCTTACCCCAAACTTTCTTTAAATCAAAAGAACCACCACCACTGCTTGTAGTGTAATCATCAGAGTCTAACAGAGCAGAATAATGTAAGACATCCTTCTCTTCTTCGACACCTCCTACCCACATACGACCATAAAATCCTACACCACAACTAGGTTTAAATTCACCTGAAGTTACAGTAGGAGGTCTAGTAGCATTATCAAAAGCTGCCCACTTAGAACCTGAACTTTGTGAACCATCATATCTTTGTGGCACTGTGTCTTCGTGTAGACAAGTAAGCCTACCGTTAAAGTTTAAAAACTGCCAGTCACCGTCTGTACCAGTAACAGTGTGTTTTGTGTCTGCACTACCAGTAGGGAATGCAGCATCAGGCGATGTAAAATCTACAGTGTATATACTTGTACCATAACTAGCAAATGTTTTTTTAACTACACCATCAGTATGTTCTATAATACTTTTTATAGCTACTCCATTAGGAGCTGCAACATTAGGTGCTACTTTTTGTTTAAAACCTTTGCGTAGAGATATACGACCTGATTCTCTAATAACAACATTTTCTGCCTTAGTTAAATAAGATGGGTCTAGTGACGCAGGATTAGCTTGTGTGTTTAATCCGTTAAGACCTATATTAGTTAAGGATTGATACTGTATTTGTTTAGCCATTATTGGTAATTAGTGTGTACAAACCATTCGTTTTCATATTGAGTGTTACCGCTATCTATCATAACTGCTTGTGCTAAAGAGCTTGCTGCTTCTTGTGCAGCTATAGATGATTGTGTTCCACCATCCTCACCACGCTCTGCTATTGCACGAGCATAAGCACCGAGTATAATAGGCTGACTAGGTATTTTAACTACTGTTGTAGCTGCTGTCAGTGTGTCCTGATACTTAACTATATCAAAAGATATTGTTTGTGCTTCTGTAGGTATAGGTGATAAATCTACTTTAAGATTGTTAGATGAATCAGCACCGTTAAAACCATAATAATTAGGTTCTCCTGTAGGGTCAGTAGGATACTTAATGCTGTTTAGATATTGTTGTGTCACCGGTGACAAAGTATTGCCAGTAGAATTGTTAGTTACATCTAACACTTTAAACTCTTGACCAGAAGATAAATTATAATTTTTTGTAGCTGCTACAGTAGAAACATTAACTGTCTCTCGTAAAATCAACCAATCGTGGTAAGACTCTATACTTCTCTTAGCATCGTTAATTAAAGAGCCTATAACTTTTTGGTAGTCGTTAACTGTAGAGCTATCGTTAATAGCACCAGACCAATCTGAAGCTACTGTGTCTTCTCTTAGCCTTACCAATACTTGATTTATTAATTCTCTATAAGTCATCTATTTTCCTTTTGCTAGTTGAGCTCCAAAGTAAAACTCTATAATCATTGTTGCCCATCCAAAGATTTCATCCATCTTTAAAACTGAGCCTGCTTGTATTTGTACATACTCTATTACATCTGGTGTAAATTGAATACCAAAGAAACTAAACCCTTCTATAGTATTAGGTATCACTGTTGGCACATTAAAGAACACAGGTGCTACCTGAGTAAATATAATTAATGCTAGTATGACAAATATAATAACTCGTCTGTTAAGTGCAGCCATAGGACTTTCTTTGTCTGCTTTATCCCTAGCTTGATTAATAGAATCATTGCGTGCCTGCAAGTTCTGTATCATTAACTTTTGGTTTTCTGCTGCTGCTTGGCTCTTAAGAGCAAACAACTTAGCTACAAAACCTAGTGCTATTGGTGCTACATTAGTCAAGAATGCTATCATATTGCTAACCTCATTGCTTCTATAATCCCTACTTGTCCTATGATATACCAAGCAAATGCACCAAAGACACCCCATTTAATCTGAAGCAGTGAAGTGTTAATTTTTTGTATACATAAATTAGTATCGTCAATCTTGCTAAACATCAATCTTGCTAAACAGTTTACCTATTTGAGAAGTATGTTTGTCTAGCTGTAATTGCATACGATTAAGTTTGTCGTCCATAATTATTTACCCACATTTTTCATAGCCACTCTATGCGACTCAGTAAAACTTAAACCTTTGTTCATAAGTCTTTTCATCTCTTGCATATGTTTCTTGCTGTGATGTTCTTTGTGTTTATCTAGAGTAGCTAATTGTCGTTTAGTAAGTGCCATTATTTTTTCTTTTTACCATTGCCTCTTCGTGTTGGATATGACGATTTAGTTCCCATATTATCTCCTTAGTTTGCTAGTGGGTTATCTAAGGCTCTTTGTAGCTTACTACCAAGCCTTTCTTCTAACTCTTTAATCTTTCTATCTGTATCAGAATAAAGAGCATCTCTTCTGGCATCAAACCTCTCGCCAGCTATGTCAATAGTCTCATCTATTTCATCTTGTGAGTTATTAACTTTGTCTTCTAATCTTTCCATTAAGGCTTCTTGTCTAGCTAAGTCATCCTTCAAATCATTTTTTATAGACCTAGTGTAATCTTTAGCTTGTTCAACTGACTCACTTACACTTACTAAAGTCTCTTCTATAACAGCTATGTTTTTTTCTATAACAGACAAATCAGGTGACTCAAATGCAGAAATCTTAGCTTCCATATCTAAGTATCTCTGATATACTTCAAAACCACCCCACAGAGCTCCAAGGATTGTCCCTAAGAGGGGTATTATTAGTAGAGCCTTACTACCCCCTACCTTAACTCCTGCGTACTCTATTTCTGCCATTGT